TCCAGGCCAGCCGAACGCGGGAGCCATAATGCGAAATCAGATGCTCGACGTCCGCCGTCCAGGTGTCGATCCGACGCTGATGCCGGCGTTGACCCAGCTTCCACCGTCCGTCGCGATAGGCGCGGTTCGGCGTGGCCTGACCATCCAGCGTCAACGCCTCGATCAGGCTGGCCGCCTTGATCCCGCTCGCCGGGTCGGCCACCTCGCCATAGCCGTCGTTGTAGACGAACAGTTCGTCCGGCTCGCCGCCTTTCTCGATGTTCTGGAACTCGACGCGCAGGGCGTGGACCGGGTCGGGATAAACGATCTCCCACCGATGATCCTTCAGGTTATCGTCAGTGAAGACCTGAGCGGGAATGGGCTTCTCGACCCATGGCGAAGCCGCCAACTGGGTTCCATCCCAGAAGACGCCCGCGCGACCGGCCCGCTCCAGAATGGCCAGCGCCTCCGACTGAGTCCGCGCCTCGGTCAGATAGAGGTGGCATTTCCAGTCATACTGTTCGCTCAGCTGATGCCACATACGCAGCCGCGCGTCGGCCTGTGCCGGCAGCAGAGGCTTGGCCGGGGCCGGCCCGGTCAGCAGCCAGCGCGCCAGCGCGGCCGGGTTCGACGTCGCCACCGGCGGACCCCACGCGCCGCCCGTCCAGGTCGAGCACTTCGGCTTGATGCGGCAGGTGATCGGCGCCAGCCCGCCCTGGTTGATCGCCGTCGCCCTGACAGCGAACTCAATGATCGACAGGGTCTCGTCCGCGATGGGCTTGCGGAACGCCACGGCCTTGATCGCGCTCACCATCACGGTGTCGCGGCGCTTGTCGTTGTCGTCGTCGGGTCGGTTGCGCGTCAGTTCGAACTCATACCGGCCGTGCGGCAGGTGGACCGAATGGGTGACGCGGATCGGGTCCTTGGTCGCGCTGGTCCGCGCCCAGACCGGCCCCGCCTGCCACGGTCCGGTGGCGGCGCCTGTCTGGTCGATGGGACGATACCGGACCGCGACCGAAGCATGGGCGGTCAGCAGCCGCCCGTCATCCTTCTGGAAGCACAGCCCGGCAGGGAGGAACAGATCGATGTCGAAGCGGCTGCCGTCTGACGACGCGGCGCGGATCAGCGGCGTCGCGCTGGACGGCGTCGCCTTCAACTCCTCGTTCAGATCCAGCTGGTCAACGTCGTTCGGATACAGCTGGAAGGTGCGAGGCCCCGGCTCCAGATGCTGCACCATGCGGAAGTCACCCGCGCCCATGGTGCTGACCAGCGTGTCGCCGATCTTAACCTCGGACACCTCGCACGGGCCGTAGTGGACGCCCAAGATGCCGTACATCCAGACGTCGTCGCCTTGGCTCTGGGTGAAGGTCTTGGCCGCCAGATCCGGGGCGACCACCACCTCGCCAAGAGCAAGCGGCATCGGTCCCCACTGACGATACTGGTTTGAGGCGCTCTGCAGGGCGTAGCGGTCGTTGGCCTTCGTTGTCTTGTTGTCGGGGGCATACAGGTTCGCGATCAGCGCCTGCCCGCCCAGGGTGATCGCCGCCGCCGCCGCGCGCGCCAGCAGCTTGTTGGTGATCAGACCGCCGGCGCCGCCGCCGACCCAGGCCGAGACCGCGATCACCGCCACCGTCAACAGGATCTGGCCGATGTCCTTGCGTCCGCCGCCTCCGCCCATGGGCTCGACCACGACGTTGACCACCTGGTCGGCCGACAGGACGTGATCCAACGCCGTCTCGCGATCCAGACGGGCGCCGTCGACATAGATTTCCGTGCGGTTCAGCGCCTCGATCGGCAGGCCTGACCTGACCGCCTCGACCAGCATGGTGCGCACGGTCAGGCCCTCGACCACCGTCAGGTCGAAGGCGTCCCGGCCAAAGGCCTCGGGCGTCACGACGATGGGCAGCGAGCCGTCAGCCACGGGCGCCTCCTTCTCTCAGGTTGTCGGTGATGAAGCGCACGGCGTGCGCCCGCCTGCGTCGGGTCGATAAGGCGGAGCCTTCTGACCGCAGGCGTCTAAGGAGCCCTGCGTCGGGTCGAAACCCGGCGGGCCGGCGGCCGCAGGCCGCTAAGAAACTGCGATGTCTGTGACGAAGGCGGGCACAAAGGCCCCCTTCAGCCGATACCGACCGCCCGGGTCGTCCAGGTCGAGCAGCGCGGTCTGCATCGGGGTATCGGCGTGCAGGATCAGGCGGGGCGTCAGCATGTATCCGACGTGCCCGGCCTTCCCCATCCATGTCAGCCAGGCGACCACGCCCGCCTGCGGCTCGACGGGCCGCCAGGACGCCAGCCCCTCGGCCAACAGCCGCGCCCGTTCGCGCGTCCCGGCCGGGCAGACGATGGCTGCCTCATACAGGTCCAGATAATCCGGCACCTCGATCCCGCTGAACGCCCTGAGGCACCAGCGGGTCAGGCCTCGGCAATCCCATCCCTCCGGCGTGTCGCCCTTGGCCAGGAACGGCGCCCCCACCAGCGGCTCCGCCCGCCTAACCAGATCGACCGGCACCGTCATTCTCATCAGAACATTCCGGGCGTCGTCGCGGGCGTATAGCTGACGGCGCAGGCCGGCTCTTCATTGAAGTCGCGGGGTCGGATGACGGCCGTGGCCTTCGTCCTGTCTCCCTCGGTCGAGGCGATCCGCGCATCCATAAGCGCCCGCTCGATGACGTTGGGGTCAGCCACCCGAACGACCGACAGATCGATTTCCGGCGGCTCCTCGGCAGCGTCAGCGGCCGCCTCGATGACCTGATCGACATTGGCGATGGTCAGGCGCGCCTGACCGAACGGACTGTCCTGGCTCGCGCCAGCCCAGCTGAGTTGAAACGGATAATGGACGTGTTCCACGCCATTGGACGTCAGCCCGCCCGGCCAGTCCGTGACGTTCAGCGGCTCGGCCAGCCCGTCGCTGCGGATGGTCACTAACTGCGCCACGGCGTCCGGCTCGCCCCTGAACGCCGCCTCCACCATCGCTTCGGTCACTTCAGGCATCAGGCGGTCTCCAGCCAAAGAGCGACATCCATGATGTGCAGCGCGCCCCGCGTTTCGCTCAGGCGCGGCGCCCCATCAGCCGCCCAACTGCCGAGGCACAGCCGCTCGCTGCCCGGCTCCACGATCCAGAAGCTTCGCGCCTTCGCATGGAAGGCTTCAAGCAATGCGCGCTGGACGACGTCGCAACGAATCTGGCCGGACAGCTTTCGCGCGGCGTCGGCCGTGATGGGGCGCGACATCGGGCGTCCCGGCCCGGCGTCGAACTCGATCTGGGCGGGCTTGGGTTCGAAACTCGCGCCGACGCCGAAGTCCCGAATGGCTCCCGGCCAGGACGGTCGCTGCAGGTCTACGTTGGCATGCAGCCCCGGCGACCACTGAAGCGGGCGTCGCAGGCCCTGTGGGGCCTCCGCGATCAACGGCTTCAACAGCACCGCCTCAATGGCCTGCCCGGAAGCCGTCGCCCGGCCGCCTGCTTCGACCGCGGCGCTGACGGCCGAGGCTGGCCGCTCGATCCGCGCCCAGGCGCGGTAATAGGTGTCCAGCAACCCGTCGCGGGCGACGCCCCAGCTGGCCAACACCGGCCGCTGCACATTCAGATCATGCGCCATCAGCACGGCGCCGCTGGCGTCGAAGAAGACGAGACGGGCGAAGGGCCGGACGGCCGCCCCGGCGACAAACGCGGCGGCGGCCAGGGAAATCTCAACGACAGAAATCCCCTGAACGTCGGCCCGCGCTGTCGACGCCGGCGTGATGGCGAAGGATTGTCCGGCGCTGCTGGACGTGCCCGAGGCGCGAAAGACGCCCCGGCCGGGCGCGCCCCGCGCCGCCTCATCCTTCGATAGGGTCATGCCGGCCGTGGCGGTCCAGCCGCTGACCCCGTCAAGGGCGCCGGCATTGGTCAGTCGGTTGGTCATTGCGGCTCCCGTTTAAATCCCTAGCCGCGACGCCTCGGCTGGGGCGTCGCCCGCTGCGCCCGCGCGAGACTCCCGTCTTTGCCCGCCTTGGCCAGTTGGCTCTTGAAGAGCGGCTCAAGCTCCAGTTCGAGGCCGCCGCCCGCATTTTGCGACAGACGGCCGGTCATCGGCTCCGAGCCGTAGTTCTTGATCGTCAATCCGCCCAGGCTCACGTTCATGGCGCCGCCGCCGGCGGCCGCCTGCAGGGCCCGGTTATGCTCCAGCACGCGCGAGCCGCGCGGCAGGTTCAGCAGCTCGGGCCCGCGCTCCCCGACCCACTTCCAGCCGCCGGGCGAGAAGTCTGTGCCGGCCGCGTGACCTTCGCCGCCCGAAAACAGCGCGCCCAGGGCGCCGGACATCCCGCCCCCGCCGCCGAACATAGCTTTCAGCGCCCCGCCCCAGTCCAGGCCGGCGAGCATGTCCGCCAGCTTGTCGGCCCACTTGTCCGTGGCGCGCTCAAGCTGCCCGGCCAGGGCGTCGCCGATGCCGCCGCTGCGGATGTCCGACAGCATGTCGCGCATCCACGCCCGGCGCGCGCCCAGGGCGGTCGCGTCCAGCTCTTCCTTGATCTCCTGCTCGGCCTGTTTTTGGCCCTCGCCGTAGTTGAGCTTGTTGCGGCCCTCGATCTCCCGGGCCCGGCGCTGCACGCGATCATCGACGCTCAACCGCCGATACGCTTCTTCGTCCCCCGACAATCGCGCCAGGTTCAGCCGATGCTCCGTCTTCGCGTCAGCGATCGCCCGCTTCAGCGCGACAGAGCGAGCCTCGACCAGCCGGTTTCGCTCAGCTTCAGCCAGATTAGTGGCGGTGGCCAGATCGTACCCGGCTTGGCCGTACTTCAGGATGCGCTCTTCATGATCGATGCGCTTGCGCTGGTTCTCCAGCGACCGCTCTTCGCCCAGCAGCCGCATGACCTGCGCCTCGGCCTCCCGCTGCAGCTTCAGCCCCTCTTCGTCCCGCTGCATCGCCATGGCGTCCTGCAGGCGCTTTTCCTCCTGCGTGGCGCGGTTTCTGGCCTCGGCCGCCCCGACGCTGTCATCCTCCAGCTGCCGGATGCGCGCCCGCACCCGCGCCTCTGACTCCAGCGCTCGCACGCGATCCAGATCATTGGTCGCCTTCGCTTCCTGCAGCGACAGATTGGCGCCGACGTCCTCCTCGCGCCGCGCCCGTTGCAGCAGCTCGCGCGCCTGACGCTCGGCCTCGCGCCGCGCCCGCTCGGCATCGCGCGCGGCCTTGTCGCGATCCTTCTTGCCGGCGTCGGCGCGGTCCTTGGCCTCCTGCGCCGTCTGGTTGGCGGCGTCAGAGTTTGCGGCGGTCTCGCGCTCGCGGTTCTCCCAGTCGCGAAGGAATGTCTCGGTAAAAAGCTTCGTCTCCGCCTGCCGTCGCGCGAACGGGGTCGCCGCCAGATCCCGACGCAGCTCCAGATTCTCAATCCGCTCGTCGCGCGTCGTCTGCAACCACTCGCCCAGCTTGGTCCAGTAGTTGGACATGCTGCGGGTCGCGACATCCCAGAAGCTGCTCAGGTCGTCGACCTTGTCGGCGTGGCCGCTCATCGCGCCGGTCAGCGCTTCCATCAAAACCTTCTGCGCCGCCGTGCGATCGCCCAGTTTGATCAGGCTGTCGATGTGATCCAGCGTCTTCTGGTCCAGCAGGCCGAACTGACGCGTAAAATCGCGTGCAGCCTTGTCCGGCTCCGACATCGCCTTGGCCAGCATCTCGGTCGCAGATTTCGCGTCGACCCCCATGAAGGCGGCGAAATCCTTGGTGATCGCGACCAAGCCGCTCATTACCTCCCCGCCGATCTTACCCGTCGAGACATAGGCCGAGGCCATGTCGCGGGCGGACTTCAGCGAGATGTTTCCAGCCTCCGCCCCTGCGTCCGCGGCGGCCTTCAACTCAGCGCCGGACATCTTGGCCGTCCGCCCGAGACCCGTCGCGGCCCTGTCCAGCGCCGCCGTCGATTTCTCCGCCTGGGCCCAGGCCACAGCCATGGCGCCCGTGGCGCCCGCCAGCAGGCCGACGCTGCCGACCAGCAGCGTCAACGGCCCCGTCAGCTTGATGGCCGAGGTCGACCAGGCGTCCAGGATCTGCGGCCCCTGCTGGATCGCGATCATGGCCGGGTTCATCCCCATGGCGGCCGTAGTGAACACGTCCGCCCCCTGACGCGTCAGGTTCAGGCGCGACGCCATGACGTTGCGGCTCAGCCCCTTGCCCTGCCGCTCCAGCGCCGCCGTCGTCTCATTGTAGCGCTGCCGGGCCAGGGTCTGCGCCTGGGCCATCTGCTCCGTCGAGATCTTCCCGCGCTTGGCCAGCGCGTCGTACTCGGCCAGTTCCTGGTTCAGCTTCTGCTGCGCCGCCCACAGCGGATTAAGCGTTTCCAGCAGCACCTGGGCCCGGCGATCATATCCCCGTTCCGCCGCCTCGAAGGTGCGTGCGGCTGCGGATGCGCGGGCATTGGTCCCGCCCGTCACGCCGGTGGCGGCGTTGATACGGGCCTGCACCGACGATGCCTGATCATTCGCGGCCCGCTCCGCATTACGCGCAGCCGCAGCGTAGTCGAGCAAGGCCTGCACCTCACGCTTCTTGGCGACAGCAGCTTTGTCGGAGCCGGACTCCGCGCTCTTGTTCATGCGCTCGACCGCGTTCTCCACCGTCTGCGCGATGCGCACGGCGTCCTGACCGCCCTGTGCCTCGATGCGGAGAGCGATTTGTTTGATGGTCATTTCAGCTGCTCCTCTTGCGGACGATCAGTCCGGCGGTCCTGGCCCCGACCTCATTGGCGATGGCGTCTAGGTCCAGTCGTTTTCGTGTGGTGATCTGCGGGACCAGGATGAAGACCACGATGGTCTGGCCGGCCGGGCCGTAAAGCCTCGAGCCCCGCCCCCGGGACTGATAGGGCTTGGCCACACGTCCTGCGCCCAGCATGGCCTGATCGGCGACCAGGAAGGCGCGACGCCCTCCCTTCTTGCCGCGCTCGTCGACGAAGCGAAGCTTCATGCCGGTGCGGCGCTCAAAGCCGCCGGGCGTGATCCGCTCGCGCGCGCCGCGCTTGTTGACCGTGGCGCCCATGCCGTTGGCCCCGCGCTTTAGGCCGAACTTGCCGGCCGCCTCGGTCGGAATCGCCAGCCAGCGCCCGCCTTTGGCCCGAATGACGGTCGCCTCGATCGCCGTCGCGATGATTTCGGCCGCCTTTTTTCGCACCGCGACAAAACCGGCGGCGTCGATGCTGTCCTGTCCTTTCGGGTAGACGTTGCCCCGCCAGGCTTTCGGCAATCGGTTACCCTTGAAGGCCGACTGGGTGTCGGCCCGCAGCCGCCCCTTCAGTAGATCCGTTCCCTCGCGAATGCTGGCGGTGATGTCCCGTGCCAGCTCCTTCTCGATCTCGGCCGCCAGGCCATCGGCGCTGATGCTCGTTCTGACCCTCATGCGTCATCCTCCCGCCGCAGCCCCTTGACGATCTGCCCCTCGACCAGAGGCAGGGCCTCGGACATCAGCAACCGGGTCGCCTCGTCCATCGGCCCGCCCAGTTGGGCGAAGGCGACGACGGCGGCATAGTCCAGAGCGAAGGCGCCGAATCCGCTTGACCTCAGCTGGCCGGCGCAGGCGTCGAAGACGCCCCAGACCCGGCGCCCTTGCGGGGTTTGCGGCGCGTGTTTGTCAAAGGGACAGGGCTCGCCGTCGCCGCCGCAGTATTGGCCTCGACAGCTGTCCCGGCAGTAGGATCCGCCTCCCTCTCCGAACTGCCACTCGGCGAGGGAGACGATCCGTTTTTTTCCGACGCCAGCGCGTAAAGCTCTCGCGCATAACCGCGGTCGAAGAAGTCGAAGACATCCGGCTGCTGCGCCAGCAACGCCAGCACCTGTTCGGGCGTCAGCGTCTTGATCGGCGCGCCGGTTTCGTCCGCCACGCCCTCCCACTCGACCGCCCCGGCCGCGACATAGGCCGCCGTCATGACGAACAGCCCCTGCCCCAGATGACTGAGGCCCTCCTCGTTCCATTCGACGCCTTGGGCCCGCATCAGGTCGGCGCTGATATGGCGCGCCTCCAGGATGACGGGGGTCGAGGGCGGCAGCATGCACACGCGCACGCCGTGCGCCGGCTCCAGCCATTCCGGCTGGGCGGCGATCTTCAGCTGAAGCATGGGTCAGATCTCCGCTCAGGCTGCGCCGTAGGCCGATCCGGCCACGTCGTTGTCCAGGATGACGGTCAGCGCACGGCCCAGTGTCGGGTCCACGGCGGCCTGATATCCATAGTCCGCCTGGATCCCGCCCGGGCCCGTGACCGGCCGCTTCGCCTTCGGCAGGAAGACCCGGTGCAGCACCAGGCGCAGCGTGAAGTCCGTACCCGGCAGCGACCACATGTATTCCAGGTCGCTGGCCTCGCCGTTCTCCGCCTGCAGCTGCAGTTCGGGCCCGCTGTAGCGCACGCCGATCTGCCCGGTCAGCGCCAGGGCGCCCTCATCGATCCCGCTGACCCGACCGTCGCTGCGGATGGCGGGCACGGGGTCCAGCCCGTTCGACAGGTTGAACTGGCCGCTGACCAGGTCCGCGATCGGCACGCCGTGGCGCAACACCGAGCCCGAGAACTGCGAGAACCGCGCGACCGCCATTTCGGCGGCCACGGCGCCCGCCGCTGACGCCGTGTCTACGGATTCGCCTTGGGCGATCAGGCCCAGCGTCGCCGTCAGGTTTCCGCCCCGCTGCATCTGAACGCCCAGGGTGTTGGCCTTCACGCCGTAGTTCATGTTGAACGCCGGAACCTCGGGGTGCTGGATCTCGATCGAGGCCGAGGGCAGGACAGCCGCTCCGCTGGTGAAGGTGTGGCGATAACCGCCGGACGCAGCCCCGCCCGCCAAGGTCGCGCCCGAGACGCTCGCGTTGGAAGCCGGCGTGGTGCTGGCCTCGAGCGCAAACGCATTGCCTGCCACGCCCAGGGCGTCGTGCTGGATCATGATGGCGTTGCCGCGATCGTTCTGCCGATAGCTGGCGGCCCCGACGCCGGTAACCGCGCTGGCGTTCAGCACGCGCACGGCGTTCGCCACCGTCGCCGGCAGGGTCGCGCCGATCTGGATCTGATTGGCCGTCGGCGTTCCGTTGACGAAGGTGAACGTCTGGCCCCCGACCCCGATGGTCCCATTGTTCGCCGGCTGGGCGGCGAAGGTGATGGCGCCGCGCGCCGCCTTGCCCGCTGCGCTCGTCGGCGCGCCCAGCAGCAACCGCAGCCACACGCCGATCTGACGCGCACACATCGGCACGACGGCGTCGCCCGTATTCGTCACCGCGTCGCGGCCGGGTTCGCTCGGCTCGCGCCCGCGGCCGAGCAACTCGCCGTCGATCAGCGGCTGCTCCTCGCCCAGCGACGCCGAGACGAAAGCCATCAGGCCAAAGCCGGCGGCTGGAGCGAAGCCGAAAGTCTGTTCAATCGCCAATGCCATGCGGGCGTTGGCGCCGCGTGCGCGTGCCATGTCAGTTCTCCGTCGTGAAGGGATGTCCGCCTGGGGCCGGACGAGATCAGCCAGGTGTGATCGGCTCAGACCGCTCAGGTCAGCGGGTTGGACGTCGAGTAGACGACGACGATGTTGAACTGCGCCCCTCGAACGGGTTCGGCGTTCTCGAGGGTCAAGTCGTCGGTCATCGGCGCAGTGGCCTCGGCCCATTCAGCGACGCCGCCAAGGCTTCGATCCGCCTCAATCCCGTCGCCAATCAGGATCAGCAGTTGGTCCAGCAGTTCGTGCCGATTGGTCGAGCCGGGCGGGCCCAGCACCTCGATCTCGAACTCATGGGTGTAGGTGTAGAGCAGCGGCGATAGGGTCACCTCCGGTTCCCCCGGATCGCCGTCATGTAGGATGATGGTGCCGCCCGGGTCCGGCCGCTTCGGCCAGGGCTGGTCTCGCCTGAACTCGGCGTCGGGCGCCGCAGCTTTGAGCACCGCCTTCACGCCCTTGGCCGCGGCTTCGCGTGCGCTTTCCATGGCTCAGCCCCCGACTGGTACGACAGCACACAACCACCAGCCGTCCTCATTGCGTCGCGGATCTCCGACGACCTTTAGCGTCTCGCGCACTGAGCCGGTCACATCGTCCAGCAGTTGTAGCTGCTGACCCTCCTCCGGTTCAGCGACCCAGCGCTGATGGATTTCGACGGCGCGGGTCGTCAGGATGTGCGACGCGTCGCCATACCGCGCGATCGCATCCTCTTCGGCCGGGTGGACCCGCACCTCGCCGGCCACGCCCGCCCACAGCGCACGATCGCCGAGGTGTTCATCCACCTCGGCGACCATGGCTGTCAGATACTGCCCGAAGCCCATTCTAGGGCTTGGAGCCCCAGACCCACTTCGTGGTCAGACGAGGCTTCCGCCAGATCGGCAGCGAGTTCATCTGGTACTTCCACTCCAGACCCGCGCCGTGCTTCAACACCTCTTCAGAGAAGTGGATCAGATCCTCGTCCGAGAAAGTCGACCCGTCCAGTTCGCGGATATCCAGTGGGGGAGCCGCATAGGTGACGTGCGCCTCGATCGTGCCGGTCGGATAGGAAACCCCCTCCTTGGCGTCGAGCAGCCGCGTCGTGCCTTCCGTTCCCCACAGCTTCACCCGCGCCCGGTACTCGCGGATCGTACAGCCGGCGATCTCGATCACGCGACGGAAGCTGGTCGCCGACTTCTCACGCTGCTGGTTCAGCAGCTGGAGCATGGCGGGCGTGCCGGCGAAATACTTCTCCACCGACGGGTGACGGATGATCTTGCTGTAGAACTCCGGCGCGATGCGAACTTCCAGCCCGGTCATCGTGTCATTGACCAGCTCTTCCTCGGTGCCGGAAAGCACCTCTTCGAGCGCCGCCGGCACGTCGAAGTTCGGATCATCCAGGTCGAAATAAACGACCCGTTGCTGCAGGCCGAAAACCTCGTTCAGGTCGTAGATGAGCTGATTGGCGCCGTCGACGATCCGCCCCTTCAGCGAGGAGATCTTCATCACCTCCAGGGTGATGGAGAACTTCAGACGGTTGCGGCGGTGACGGGTTTCGACCTTGTTGATCAGAGCGTCGTCCGGCGTTCGGGTGCGTGCCGCATAGGCCATCCATGAGCGGAGATCCGCCGCCAGCACGGAGTCTTCGTGGCTGACGTTCGGGATCTCGAAGATGACGCCCTTGCCCTTCCCGTGCCGGGCGATGGTCGATGGCCGGCCGCCTTCCGTGACCGGCAGCGCGGTGATCACGCCGTCATCGATGTCGATGCGGACGTAAGGCGTGTCCAGCCCCTCGCTGGGGAACATGCCGTCCGCGTTGAGCTGGCCGAACTGGTCGGGGACAGAGTTGATCAGGCCGGTGTGGTGCGCGGCCGTCAGGGGCAGCAGCGAGCCGCCGTCCATCAGTTCATCGGGGTCCATCGGAGCCCTCCTATCATTTCAGTGTTCAGGGATGCCGGACCGACGGGTCCGGTTTGCCGGCTCAGCCGCTGACGCGCGGCTGGATTCCCAGCGAGGCCAAGCGACGGTAGGCCGCTTCCTTCTGGTCGTCGGTGACGCCCGTCGGCCAGGCGATGGCTTCGCGACGGATGATGACCGGGCCGCGCGCCAGGACCGTCAGCTCGACATCGACGCCGACCGGCGCCTCAGCCGGGAGCAGGTTGATGCCCGTGATGATCTGCGAGCCGTCCGTCGCCGCCGGATCCCACGGCGCATCCTTCTCGATCACGCCGT